CCAGGAAGTATTACTCCAAGCCCTGCTGTTGTTGGTACAGGAGGAACTCCTGGTTATGCTGGCTACGATGGACCAACTTCTAATCTTGATGTTGGAGGTAGAGGAGGCGACAGTTTTTTATGTTGGGGTAGAGGTGGCGCTGAAAGAGTTGGACCAAATTTCAACGGAAACCCTGGCACTGGATATGGGGGCGGCGGTGGCGGTAGTGGAGCCGCGCCAACAGCGGGTGGTGTAGGTGGTAATGGTAGTTCAGGATATGTTATTGTTGAGGAGTTTTATTGATGAAAGCACTTATTTCACCTATTGAGCCAAGACAAACAGGATTTCGTGTGGCTCAAGTTGAAATCAATGAATTTGATGTTGCTGAGCCTTTATTTTGGGTTGATTGCGCTGATGAAGTGCAAGCAGATCAATATTGGTACGACCCAAATGACGCAACAATCAAACCAATTCCACAAAACATTCCACAAGACATTACAGAGGCTTAATCATGTGCGACCAACTTAGTTCATTTGTTGTTAACCAATACGTTCATTTGCAAAATTTTCTTGCCAAAGAATCTTGCGCTGAATTAACAAATGAATTGAAGCGGTTGGTTGCTGAAAAACAAACAGTACAGGACACACAATGTCCAAAGTCTGAAGCAATACACGGTGCAATGGCTTTTGACAAGTTGCTTGTTGACTTGTTGCCGCACTTTGAAAAAACATCAGGAAAACGTCTGTTCCCGACTTATTCCTATGCCCGACTGTATGCCCCAGGTGATGAATTAAAAAACCATACAGACCGCGAATCATGCGAGATAAGCGCAACCATTACCCTTGGTTTTGAGGGCGATGTGTGGGCAATTTACATGGGCGATGACATGGAGAAAACCAATGCAAGAAAAATTGATATGGCTGTTGGTGACGCTGTGCTTTATCGCGGTATGGACAAGCATCATTGGCGCGAGGTTTACACAGAGGGCAAATGGCAAGCACAAGTGTTCTTGCATTACGTTGATGCCGATGGCAAATACGCTGAGTGGAAATTTGACAAACGACCAGGGCTTAACTTACCAGTTGAGGATATGCGCTATCGGGTATTCCAAGACATTCTCACGCCCGAGGCTTGCGATTCATTGATTAGGGTCTACACCAAAGACGAAATTCCCAAACAAGAACCAATTATTGGCTTAGGCGCTGGCTCTATTGACTTAACTATTCGCAATGTCAAGCGGGTAATGTTGCCCACATACAAAGACATTGGCGGCAGATTGGCGGCTGTTGGCTTGTCGGCAAATTACCATGCATGGAAATTTGACATCACCCATGCAAACCAAGCTGAATTCCTTGCCTACCCTGCTGGCGGTCGCTACACAGCCCACGTTGACACGTTTTTGTCCCATGCTGAAGACTGCCGCAAATTGACGGTTTTAGCGTTTCTGAACGATAATTTCAAGGGTGGGCGGTTCTATCTTCAAGACGGTCATGAACGGTTTTACCCACCACAAACCAAAGGGACTGTGCTTGTCTTTCCATCGTTCATCATGCACGGTGTTGAGGATGTTGAGGAAGGCAATCGGTACAGTGTTGTTTGCTGGATGGTCGGTAAATTTTTTAGGTGAAACATGGACAGTTTGGAAAAAGAATTCGCAGTTCATGAAGCTGTTTGCGCCCAACGATACGAGAGCATTCAGACATCCTTGAAAGATGGCGACAAGCGCATGACCAAGATTGAATATCTTTTGTACGCTGTCATTGCCGCAGTCTTATTTGGTCCAGGCGTGGCGGCTGAATTTGTCAAAAAAATATTGGGGTTGTAAATCGACCCTGTAAGTTTGCTGTTTGCCGCCAACGCAATATGCGCGGCAATCAAAGAGGGTTGTGAGCTTTACAAGCAAGTCAAAACCACCGTGGTTGAGGTGGTGGACACGGCAAACGAAGTCAAGGAAATTGCCACCGAGGTTCACGGCTTTGTTGGCGCCATAGTCAACTGGTTCAAGCCCAAGCCAGTTGTTGCCGCTGTTAAGCCCAAGAAGGCAAAGACCAAATTCAAAGAAGTCAGTGAACACGACATCATTGATGACATCGCAAAAAATCTTGTTGAATTTTTTAAGATTCAAGAGCAGTTAATTGCCATCTTGCATGAGGATGAGCTACGCACCCAAACCGTATACGACCCCAACCAAAACCTGATGGAGTCAGCACTTAACAGAGTCTTGATGCTTGAACGGCTGGCGCAGATTGAGGAGGCAATACGGTATGCGATGACCTACCAAGCGCCAAGTGAGCTTGGTGCGCTGTATAGCAAGGTTTTCGACATGAAGGCGACAATACAGGCTGAACAGGAATTGGCGCGGCAGAAACTTGAAGCGGAGGCGCGGTACAAGCGATGGCAACAAAACCAGCAAAAGGGAAAGTGGCGAATGCGTCTCGCAGTTCTGCTGGTAACGCTGTTCCTAATTGGATACCTCCACCTATGGCTACAAATAATCCACCGCCAGACAAAGATGATGCCGCTTACCTGATCGTCATTGTGCTGTTGTGCGCGGTGCTGGTCGGATTTGCGCCCATCTTGATTGATATGTATTTCGAGACGAAAATGGAAAAAGAACAGAACAGGATAGACCGCAAAGAAATACAACGGCAAAGGCGCGAAGTTGACGAAATGAAGCGCGAAGTTCAAAGGATGATTGATGAAAAAACTTGAAGAAAATTCCACCTACAACCAGTTTGACACCAACCATGATGGCGTGGTGACTGATGACGAATTGTCACGGTCTGAACGCATGATGATGATTGAGAACATGGATAAGCTGGCTGACCAACAACGACTGATGGCTTGGGTTGCTTTGGGCATTCCATTTGCCACGATTGTGCTGTTGGCAATGCCTTACATACCCGACACCAGGGTCAACCTCATCATGGGGCTTGCAACCACGTTTGCGGCTACGATGGGAACGATTGTGGTGGCATTCATGGCGGCAACGGCATACATCAGAGGCAAAGTCAATGATTCGTGATTTGATCGCTGGTGTCATCGTTTTGGCGCTTGTCTTTGGCGGTGGCTATTGGTACGGCAAGCACGTTGAATCCGAGGCACAAGCCTTGGAGGTTGAACGACTTAATGCCGAATCATTAAAAAGAGAACAAGCATTGACCACGGCAGTACACACAACAGGCAACGCATTGAGGGTGCAAAATGAAAAAACAAACCAAGCTATTCGTGACCGCAACCGTGCTATTGATGATGGGTCTTACAGGTTGCGCCTCAAAACGACCTGCCCCATACCAGCCCCCACAGATACCCCCATTGCCACAGGAGATAGTCCAAGAGAAGCACGAGCCGAGCTTGACGCAGAAGTTGGAAAAACTCTTTTCGCAATAGCGGAAGAAGGTGACCGTGCCATTCGCAAGCTGAATGCTTGCATTGACTTGTATAACCAAGCGATTGAATCGCAGAAAGGCAAACCATGAGAACAAACTTTGAAGATGCTTTGGCGGCTTTGTTGAAGCATGAAGGCGGCTACGTCAACCATCCATCCGACCCTGGTGGCATGACCAACCTTGGCGTGACAAAACGTGTATGGGAAGAATGGGTTAACCGACCAGTTGATGAGGCTGAAATGCGAGCATTGACACCCGACACCGTTGCGCCACTTTACAAAGCCAAGTATTGGGACATGGTGCATGGCGACCAACTGCCAAGCGGTGTTGATCTGTGCGTGTTTGATTGCGCTGTCAACAGCGGTGTGAAACGTGCCGCCAAGTTCCTACAACGTGCGGTAGGCGTGGATGACGATGGCGTGATTGGGCGTGGCACTCTTGCGGCTGTTGAGGCACTTGCGCCCGAAGAAATTATCGACCGTTTTTGTGCTGAACGATTGTCTTTCCTAGAAGCACTGCCGACCTTTGCAACTTTTGGAAAAGGCTGGAGTCGCCGTGTTGCTGGCGTGAAAACTGAATCTCTGAATCTTGCATGATGGCAATGGCATTGGCTACGCAAAACAGTACGCCAATGCTTATTGCGCCACCGAGAAACAGGACAAAAATCAAAACAATCAAATCAATTATTTGCATGGTCATGGTCCACTGGTTTGGTTAACCAAACAATTCCGCACTTTGTACAGCGATAGGCAATGCTTTCACGCACAATGGTTTTTTTGTTGCCGTGCAGACCGACTACCTTGCCGTTGAAAGTGCGGATTTGTTCAATCATTTTTTATTGGACAACGCCTTTGCATAGATAAACACCTGTGCTTTGTCGTTGATGTTGCGCTTGGCTTGGACTTTTTTTGCCCATTCTTGCCCCTGCAATTTGCGTTTGAGTTCTGCATCCCTCGCCCATATGCTTGGTGTGCCATCGTTCCAATCAAATGCTGATTTGGCTTTGCTCATTTGTTTTTATCCAAAATAATTTCTTGTAATTTTTCGATTGATTCGCAAAGATTGTGATGCAAATAATCGGGCAGTTCACACTTTGCAGAAAACGACCACGATTCCAATGCCGACAAAAGTTTGATAATTTTCAGTGCTTCCTCTTTGCTCATGTATTGTTCTCCATAAGTGCTTCTTCAATTTCAACAAGTACATCAGCCCTAACATAACTTGTGAAATGTTCAAATTGTTCCATACTTAAACCTACCCATGTGCGCTGTGTTGGGTGGGTGTAGAGGGGCTGCAACTGGTCAAAATGCTTTTCTTCAAAAAATCCCAATTTGGCATCCCACCATCCCACAGGCTCTTGGCTTTCCAACTCTTTGATGGCTTGGCGTAGGGATGTACGAGTTTTTGCAAGTAACTCCAATGCTCTTTCAGTATGAGCAAATGCAAGAACATCATATGCCTTGCTTACATCTTCTGCCGCCTGTTTCAATACTTCAATCATGCTTGTTCTCCTACAACGTAATCCTTAAACACTGTCCCTTTGCTTGCGTCACCTTTCCAACACTCGTTTACCCATCCACGCTTTCCTGATTTGTAAGTGCGCCAATAACCTCTAACTTGATGTCTGCGTGGACTTGCGTGTGTGCCGCCTTGATGCTCTTGTTTGGGCTTTGGTAACTCAATCACGATCGTGTGCCAATCGTATATAGGCAACTTTCCTTCTTTTATTTTTCGGCGATTTGTAAATGTGTTTTTTACTGTTGGCACATACGCTTCTACATTTGTGTCCAATGACGCATAAAACATAGCAACAATGCTGATCATCATTTGCTGGTCTTTTGGGTCTATTGGTTTGTCAACCTCTCCTACTTTTGGCTCACCGTTATGTTCAGCAAACAAAAATGAACCAAGCGCCTTGTAATTTGTTGGCTTTAATATCCACCCTGTGACAATAGTTGCGGCGGGTTCAGTTAATACAGACAACATGAAATCACCTTGTGACGTACGACCGCACAACATCATGTTTTTATATGGTGCGGGATGAAGCAAATAACGTTTTGGCTCTGCGCCTATGTGCGTTTTTATTGCGCCAGTCACATCAAACCATTGCATCTGTGTTGGATCAAGATTGGAAACAGAAACCATTTTGACCATTTCTTTAATCAAAGGTGTCATGCTTGTTCTCCTCTAGCTCTGATGGCGGCGGCAAGATTGGTGCAGACGTTGCAAGCGGCGGATTTTAAATGTTCTTCGTGATACTCCCAAATTGTTTCTCTTGCGGTTTCACACAACTTTGCACAGGCTTCACGTTCTTTGGCGGCTACTTTTTCTTCCACCAATGCGGCAAATTCTTCTGTAGCCTTCTGCCATTCAGGATGTTGAATTGGATAACCAACTTGTCTAGCCATTGCAATGATTTCATCTTGTTTCATGTTTTCAAACTCCGAATGTAAATGGCAAAACTGCTGATGGTGTCCTTGCCAAATGATTCCATGTGTTCAATTTCTCTGGCGACTTCTTCAATGACGTTGTTTCGCAATTCAGCATAAAACTCTTCTGGAGTTTTTGCCACTAGGTCTACTCTGTTTTTAAGTTCTTTCACTGCGATCTCCGCTTGAATCATGCGATTTTCAATTTGGCGCTTTCTGTTTAGCGAGTATTGAACAGACCATTTCCTGATATTGCTCATGCGCTCGATGTCGTTGAATGCTTCATCTTCTGGAGTCATATCAATCCTTTGTTGAAATTTTGCATTTGCCTTCGCGTGAATCCCAATTGAAACACGCTGTTGATTTTCATCTTTTTGTTTTTCTCATATCTTTTGCGTATTTCTTTATAAGATGAAACAGGTTTTTTTGCGTCTGGCAAATCACCCAGCGCATAGACCGCTCTTGGATACCGTCTTTGACCTTCGTGATCGAACACATATCGAACACGATAGATGCGTTGTGGCATCTTGGGTGATGCCTTACGCATTCTGCTGATGACAGCGCCAATTTGATTCCTGGTCATGTTCAACTCAGAGCAAATTTCAGCGGCTGACAATTCTTTTTGTTGTTCCAGCAGTCGTTCAATTTTTGCCACGACCACACCAAACGCCAACTTCATAATGCGCTCCAACCAAACATAAAGAAAAAATACAAGATGTGAGACACAAAGCCAATCACAATGAACCAGAAACAAAGCAACAAACAATGAATTAGAAATCTCATAGCAAGCTCATTTGTTTTGGCACAAATCTCCATTCGCGCTCTGACCGATTTGCTCTTGACTTGACTTCGCGACCAGTTAGCTCAATAAACCCTTCACGTTCTAATTCGTGCAGTCTTCTAGCCACTTGCATTGATTCCAGCTTTGTGATGGCGGCAATGCCATCTTTACCCAATGCACCATGCTCTTCAAGGCAAGCCAAAATTTGTTCGGCATGTCGCTTGGCAGAATCCTTGATTGAATCTGCGGCTTTGAAGCTTGTCAGAGGATCGGTGTTTCTTACGCGATGATGTAATTGCATGTCATGTCCTGTCGTTTAGATTTTGCTTTCCAGAATTCGTCTGAGTTCAGCTTCCTTTTCTGATACTTCAGCCAAAAACTTTTCTACTTCTGCCTCAAGTTCTGCAATGTATGCATCGTCCCTTTGGATTGTTTGGATGAACAATTGCAAACCTGTAGGTACGCGAGGGTCAAATGAGACATAGTCCACCCATTCACTGCCAGTGACCGCCATTTGCCACATCATTTGGTCCATGTAGGCTTTGGCAATGGGCTTGCCCAAGAACATGTTCAAGTGATTTTTCGACATGGGGCATTTAATTTCCACCATACCCTTTGTGCCGATCACAAGACCATCAGGGCTTGCAGAAGACATGGCAATGCGCGGGTGGTCAATAGACCCTACCTCTTCAATCAAAACGCCCATATGGGCTTCGTATTGGGCGCGAGCGTAGACCTCTTGCTCGACACCCCACTCCATTGCGGCAGAAGAAAAGGTTTTCTCAACTTCGCCTGTCAGGCGCTCGATGACCAACTGAAACATGTAGTCTTCGCGGGATGCGGAATATCCTGACTTGGTCCTAGCGACAATGTCAGAAATGCGTGAGCCAGTCGCCTTGCCACATCGAGCGGCAAACCATTCGGGTGAGCGTTGTTCCATTATTTGCCCTCCAGCTTCAACTTCATTTCATCTTTGGCTTTGATGATTTGGTCTTTTGCCCTGGCATCATTCTTGGACATTGCGGCTTTGTAGGCTTCGTTGTAAACCTTGGTCAATTCAGCCATAGTCGTGCAATCAAAGATTGCGGTCAGGCAGTCAGCCAATGCACTGGTGGACATACCTTCAAAAGCGACATCGTAAGAATTATTCTCTGTGTCGTTGTCGCCTTCGACTGGAATAGAAAACGCCTGGATAAATGCGTATTTTTGAGCCGCAGACATGGCTTTGTTGGTTGCCTTGTCACCACTATCCATTGCCTCGCCAAACGTCTTTACGGTGTGTTTTGAGCCATCCTCCACGGCAATAAAGTCGTATTCAGCATCGACCACCACCACAAACATTGTTCCACCGCTTTTGCTGGCACGTTCGGTAACGGTGCGAGACAAAATGCGGGGCATCATGCACAACCCAACTTGAGCCATGATGCTGGATGCCACGTTGTAAATGTCATCAATGCCGCGAAACTTGTA